AAAAGAATTGAAAGAAGACGAGAGACCCTTGAGGGCAGGCACAGCAAGCAGGCAGAGGCTTTAAAGGAAAGAATTAAGGAGCTTGAGTACACGCTTGACGGAATTGAGAGGGCATTCTGGTGTGGAATGATAGGGCTTATATTACTTGATTTGGCTGTATTAGTGATAGCAATTTTTTAATAGAAAAGGAGAAAAATATGAGAGTTACAAAGATTAAGATTAAAAATTTATTTGGAATAAAAGAGTATGAGGCAGACGGAAAGTCTGTAGAGCTTTCAGGTAAAAATGGAGTAGGAAAGACTTCTGTAATTGATGCAATTCGTTATGCCCTGACAAATAAGTCAAGTAGAGATTACATAGTAAGAAACGGAGAAAACGAAGGAGAGATACTCATTGAGACTGATAACGGTTTAAGGATTGACAGAAGAGAACGTTTGACACAGGCAAGTTACAAATCAGTTAAAAGTAATGGTAAGGAAGTGCCAAGTCCTGAAAGCTTCCTTAGAGATATATTTACACCTTTACAGCTTAATCCGGTTGAGTTTGCAGGAATGGACAAAAAGAAGCAAAACGCAATGATTCTGGACTTAATTGAATTCGATTGGGATATGAATACGATTAAAGATTGGTTTGGAGAGATACCGGATTGGGTATCTTATGATCAGAACATATTGGCTATCTTAGATGATATTCAGTCTGAAAAAGGAAAGTACTTTCAAAGAAGGCAGGATGTTAATAGAGATATAAGAAATAGAAATGCCTTTATTGAAGAAATAGCGAGTTCAATACCTATAGGGTACATGGTAGACGAGTGGGAAAAGGCAAGTGCAGGAGATATTTACAGGCAGATAGAGACTATAAGGCATCAAAATAGCTTGATTGAAAAGGCAAAAGCTTTCATGCAAAACTCTGATAATAAAATAAGAGGACTACAGGCAGAGAAAGAGATTGCAATTACGGCAATTGAGCGTGAAACTGCAAATCGTGAAAGCAGCTTAAATAAATCTATTGTGCAGCTTGAGGAGCAAATAAAGGCTCATAAGCAGGAGTTGGCAAGTCTTTCAGAAAAGAAACAGGATAAAATTGCACTTGAGGAAGAAAAATACAATGCCAATGTGGCCAAATTAACGGCGAATTTGGCAGAGTATGAAGAATTGGCGAATCAGGAAATAAAAAGTGTAGATGAACTTAGTAAGAGAGCGGAACACATTGAAGAAATGAAAGGACATATCAATGAATATCGCAGAATGGAAAGCTTACAGAATGAAGTTGAAGATTTGCAACAGGAAAGTGAAGAACTGACTCAAAAAATAACTAAGGCAAGAATATTACCGGGAGAAATATTGCAAACAGCCAACATTCCAGTGCAAGGATTAAGCGTAAAAGACGGAGTACCACTTATAAACGGGCTTCCAATAAGCAATCTTTCAGATGGTGAAAAACTGGATTTGTGTATAGATGTGGCAATTCAGAAGCCTAACGGCTTGCAAATTATATTGATTGATGGAGTTGAAAAGATGGCTACAGAACTTAGAGAAAGACTTTATAAGAAATGCAAGGATAAGGCGTTGCAATTTATAGCTACAAGAACAACAGACAGTGATGATTTAACAGTGGTTGAGTTATAGGAGAAGAAGTATGAATGAATTAATTGAAACAGGAAACAATTTACCGGTATCAGGTGAAGTTTTTGCGAAGGCTGAAAGCTTTCAGGATTTATTTAATATAGGGAAGATGTTCGCATCGTCTTCCCTTGTGCCGCAAGCCTATCAGGGAAAGGCTATGGATTGTGCTATAGCTATAGACATGGCTAACCGAATGGGTTTAAGCCCTATGATGGTTATGCAAAACCTTTATGTAGTTAAAGGTAAGCCGTCATGGAGCGGGCAGGCCTGCATGGGGATGATTAAATCAAATGCAGGATTTAAAGAAGCTAAACCGATATACTTTGGCGAAAAAGGTACAGAGGATAGAGGATGTTACATAAAAGCAGTTACAAAAGAAGGCGAGCTTATAGAAGGTCCGGATGTGACATTAAAGATGGCAAGACTTGAGGGCTGGACATCAAATAAGAAATGGCAGACTATGCCTGAGCTTATGCTTGCATATCGTGCAGCGGCTTTCTTTGCAAGAATTCATGTACCGAACTTACTTATGGGCTGCTTTGTGGAAGGTGAGGCAGAGGACATATCACCGGAAAAGCCTAAGGCGGTGGATCCGTTTGAGGCTAAGGAGGGCGTAGAAAATGCAACTGACAAATGAGAATTACTTTTCAAGAGAAGCAAGCAATGAGTATATGTCTGTAAGTCAATATAAAAGTTTTATTGGCTCTATGGGTATAAAAGGGTGTGAAGCTATGGCAATGGCTGAGATAAAGGGTGAATGGGAAAGAGAAAAGAGTACCGCTTTGCTTGTAGGCAGTTATGTGGACGCACATTTTGAGGGGAGCCTTCCCCTCTTCAAAGCCCAAAATCCCGAAATATTTACAAAGCAGGGAAGCTTAAAAGCCGAATATAGACAAGCTGAAGAGATTATAAACAGGATTGAAAGAGATCCGTATTTTATGAAGTTTATGTCAGGGCAAAAGCAAGTAATTATGACCGGAGAAATCGGAGGAGTACCTTGGAAAATAAAAATGGATTCATATATTCCTGATATCTGCATAGTTGACTTGAAAATTGTTAAGTCAATCCGTGACAGATTTTATGTAAAAAAATACGGTTATATGGATTTTATTACAAATTGGGGATATGAAATTCAGGGAGCAGTTTACCAGGAGATTGTTCGACAGAACACCGGGAAAACATTGCCTTTTTATATAGCAGCGGCGAGTAAAGAAAAAGTTACAGACATAGAAATCATACAGATAAATGATGAAGCATTGGCGGCGGCTCTTGAAAAGATTAATGAGCATGTTGAAAGAGTTGTAAAGATAAAAAAAGGTGAGATAGAGCCGGAAAGATGCGGAACCTGTGACTATTGCAAGTTTACAAAAGTTCTTTCAAGACCAATGCTTTACACAGATTTAATATTAGACGAAGTGGAGGATACTTAAGTGAATCAGGTTATTATATGCGGAAGATTAGTAAGAGATCCGGAGATACGATACACAAATGGTGCAGAGGCAAAGGCTGTGGCTAAGTACACTATAGCGGTTGACAGAATGAAAGACAAAGAAGCTGATTTTATATCATGTGTGGCATTTGGAAAGTCGGCAGAATTTGCAGAAAAATATTTCAGAAAAGGTCAAAGAGTATTGATTTCAGGTCGCATTCAGACAAACAGTTACACAAACAAGGACGGCCAGAAGGTGTACACAACGGATGTTCTTATAGCTACACAGGAGTTTGCAGACGGCAAGGGAGCAGGTACAGGACAGGCAAGTTCAAGGCCGTCATCATCAAATGCAGGCACTGACGGGTTTATGGATATCCCTGACGGAGTGGATGATGAAAGTCTGCCATTTAACTAGGAGGCGGAATGCAGATACAAATAGATACAAGAGAAAAAGCAAAGGCTATACAGAAGATTTTGCAGGAGTTTAATAAGCAAAATATCACTCAAATATCTTCAAAACTGTATGTCGGCGACTATATGAATTATGACAATCCAAGACTTGTGGTTGACCGTAAACAGAACTTAAGCGAACTATGCAGTAATGTCTGTCAAGACCATACCCGTTTTAGAAATGAGCTTTTAAGGGCAAATAAGGCAGGTGTAAAAATTGTATTTTTATGCGAGCATGGTAAGGGAATAAAAAGCCTTGAGGATGTGCAAAACTGGACAAATCCCAGACGATATGCCCGTGTAAAATCCGCTACTACAGGTAAATGGGAGACATTTGAAACAAAAGCAATGACAGGCGAAAAGTTACATAAAGTGCTTTCAACAATAAAAATTAAGTATGGTTGTGATTTTCTCTTTTGCAGTAAGGAAGAAACAGGAAAGAAAATAATAGAAATTCTGAAAGGGTGAGTATGACATCTGAAGAGATTAAAGAAAAATATTCAATGTCGGAAATCCTTGAACGGTACGGATTTAAACCAAACAGGGCAGGGTTTATATGCTGCCCTTTTCACAAGGAAAAGACTCCATCAATGAAGATATATGCGAAATCTTTTTACTGTTTCGGCTGTGGAAGACACGGAGATATATTTGATTTTGTCGCAGGTATGGAAAATTGTAACTTTTCTGAGGCTTATAGGAGCCTTGGAGGAGTAGAAGACAGCAGTCGAAAGGCTAAATTTGCAGAGTACAGAAGACGTAAAGCACGTGAGAAGGCTGTTAGAATCGCACAGGACGAACGAAACAAGCTTAGAGGTATATTTGATAAGCAAGATGAATTAAGGGCGTTGTTGAGCGAATTAGAGCCTTTAAGTGACGAATGGGCAAACTGTTACAGGGAATTCTTACAGGTGACTACAGAGCGTGCAGAGTTGAGCAAGGAAGATGATGTGTATGAGTATACATATGCTTATATAACTTCGGCTTTGTATCAGGATTTTTACAATAAAGGAGCGGGATGATGAAGAAAATTGAAGAAGTGACTAAAAGCGACCTGCTCTCAAGAGAGTTCATGCAGGAAGTCTTTGACGAAGAAGACGAAATCGAAAGAGGCGTAAATATAGCCAATTTGATGGACAGAGCAAGAGAATTGAAGGTATATACAGAGTTTAAAATACTGCTTGATGCTTTCAGAAAAGCTGAAAGAGAGGCACTTCCTGAAAAGACAAAAGGTACCCTTTGCCAGTGGACGAACTTTGAAAGTGATGAGTATGACAATATGATTTGTGGTTATTGGAATGCTACAGAACGCGGAATAATTAAGCCTAATTCAGATGAGTATGCCTGCTATCATCCCATATTGCCGGTTGAGAGATTGAAAAATATTGAAACCGGAGCGGAGCAAATAAAGCTTGCATACAAGCGTAACGGAATATGGCATGAAATAGTAGTGCCTAAGTCCTTGATAGCTTCAGCAAGCAAAATAGTAGCCTTGGCGGAGCAGGGAATAGCGGTCACAAGCGAAAATGCAAAACTCTTAGTAAAATACCTGTCAGATGTGGAAAATCAGAATGATAATTTTATAAAAATTAAGCGTTCAACATCCAAATTTGG